GCACCTCTTGGTAGATGGTCATAAGATAGGGGTCAAACGCAGCCTCGTCAAAGGAGATCCCGTGCATGTCCTTTCCGAGGAGAGCCTTCGCCTTGTCTTGCGTCGTTCTAAAATGGATGTTGGCTCCTCCGACAGCCTTGTGGAATTGCACCCAAAGGTACTCCCCGCGATACTTCTTGTCAAGGTTCGCGACTGGACCGATGTCGGCAAACAGCGGACAGCCTCTACGCTGTTGAGCAGGGTGGATGCCCTGAGTAATCAGGGAAATTTCCCTAAATACGAGTTCAGCAGTTTCCTGTTGGATACCGACATGATACCAGTCGTAGGGGGCGTTGATCCAACGGAGAGCGTCTTCAGGGTCATTGGGCTTCGGAGGACGAACCCCTAGTTTGTAAAACGCAGAATGGAAAATGACAAGCGCCATTGCAAGCGTCTTGCCAGCACGGTTACCAGCAGACACAACTGTCGTCAGGTACTTAGGGGACCATCCATTTTCTCCGCGCTCGGAGCAGCCAGCAGCCCAGACCTTTTGTCCAGCATTCATCTGCACCCCAAGAAAACGCTCTGCGAAGAACGCAGGGTCAGTACGACCCCTATGAAGATCGCTTAGTAGGTTTTGACTTGGTGTTTTTATACTTGGCAAGTAGTGCCTGTCCCTTCCTATATAGCCGTGCCCTAGCCGCGTCGCTTGTCGGCACTGGCTCTCCCCAAGCGGCTGCGCTTAGCGCTCGTCGCGTCGGCTTTCCGTTTGGCGCAACCATTGCTCCAGGTGCCCCAGGTCCAAACATGCGAGAAAGGAACGACCCCTTGCGACGCATCTTTTCTGGGGTGTTGGCAGCGCCAGTTACGCCTTTCTTGATGTTATGACCAGCGGCACGAAGAGAGGCACGACCTCGCTCGTTTAGCCCGCCCTTAGGATTTTGCCCAACCTTCCGTGTCCATGCGGGAGACTTAGGCATTCTTCCTCCGAGTTCTCACCGTAGGTGGCTCCTCAGGGATGTACTGATCTGGGACAGAAATATAGTTGTCAGTAATTGTTGCACGTGGAATCCTAATAGGGTCCTTCTTTGTAGGAGGGTTCCACTTATCAATATTTTGAAGCGGCTTCTTTTCTTGCTTCATTGGGTTAACTAGTTTTCGTACACTCATCTTTTCCCACCCTTAAAGTTAGGAAGCGGCAGGGACCTACCGAGAGGGACTGCGATAGAGTCCGCTGCGCGCTCCGATTCAATATCCCAAAGGTGCTCTAGGATCTTATAGGCTTGATCGCCCAGGATCTTTTCAAGCGACTCAACGAGGCGCTCCAAAGACCCATAGTGAACATGCGAAAGTTCATGTGCCAAGATCTCCCTCTGATGCTCTGGCGACTCCTTAAAGAAGTCATTGCTGATCCGTACTGTGGCAGTCCAGAGATTCTGGCTTACCTCAACGTCAGCCCAAGAGTCATCAGGGGGCAGATCATCTGACACCTTAATTGTCCATTGCCGAAGGTTCATGTCATCCTTGATTTTGCCAAGGTAATCACGAACCCTATCCCTCTCCGTCATTGGCTTTCTCCTTATCGCTTCTTACGCAGTTCTCGCGCAACAGCCTGCGCAAGCGCAGACAACGCAACGCCACTCAGACCACCAACTGCGGCACCACGTCGTGCACCACGGCTTGATGCAGCGCCACGCATTGCATCTCGTGTGTTCTTCCGTGCAAAAGCATTAGCGTTAGGATACCTACCGCTCTTAATGTCTGCATTTGAACCAACAATACCCTTGTATGATTGGCTCTTGTAGTTATATCGCTTTGCTTCCTTTGTTGCAAGTCGGCTTACAGCAGTATCAGCCTTGTTGACTTCTGGTCGTGACCAGCCCTTATCCTTACCCGCTGTAATAACTCCCATATCGGTGTCATATGCAAACTTTGCCTGACGCGTTGCATCAACAAGACGACTTCGGAGACCAGCACGACCACGTGCTCCACCGATCTTTGCTCCAATTGCAGTACCCGCAGCACCACCGCCAGCAAGAAGGGCAGCATTGACTCCGACCTCTCGCTTCGGGGACTTGAGTTTGCGTGGAGCGAACTTCTTCTTTCCAGCCATATCAACCCTTCTTCTTTCTTACTTCTCCTGCCAAGTGGCTAGCCACCATAGCAGTAATACCAAATACACCCGCACCACGAGCCGCAGTACGAGCGACCTTACCGCCTTCAATAAAGGCGGAAGCATTCTTTAGGGACTTTGCAATATTCTTTGATGCCACTACTTTAACGTTTTTAAACACTGGCATTTTATTTGCAACTGTTGGGAGTGAGTCGGTAACCCTAATTAGTCGTGCGTTTCCGCGAGCAAAACTAATTTCCTTTGCGGCGGCACGACCAAGGCTCTTCTTATTCTTAACTTGATCTTTATAAATTGCAGCAGCCTTTGATAGCAACTTCGGAGACATCTTCTTCTTACCAGCAGCAACTGGATTCTCTGGGTCAACAGAGTGCCCGATCATTCGGGCAGCGGCACGGAAGTTACCCTGACGGATCATTTGAGAAGCCTTAAGCCCCGTAGCCTTTCGTAGGTATTTGCTACCCTTCTTCTTACGCATCAATCTGCTCCTGTTCAACTTCTTCCGCTGTTCCTTCAACAATCATTGCACCGCCCAGAACCTGAGCCAGCATGATTGTAAGATCTCGGTCTGCGCCCTTCTCTTGCCGACGATCAATCATCTCCTGAGCACGAAGCCCCTCTGCCAGCGTTGGCATCAGTGCCCCGTCTTCCACCATATTATACACCTGATTTGCCACTAGTGAGGCGAGGTCGCCTTTTGCCTTGATGGTCTTTGCTTGCTTCTCTAGGACCTTTTTGGCGGCAATCCTAGCCGCCTCATGGCGCTCTACAAGATGGTCGCGCTTGTGCTTCCCAAGGCTCACTCGGCTGATGTAGCCACCGTTCTCCTTGAGCCACTCGCTGATCTTTACGTCTGCAACGCCTTCCTTCATCTTCTTGTTAATCGCCTCAACAAATGGACTACGGCAGGCAGAGCAGTTGGTCAATACAGGGGCTAGTTCAGTCACGCCTTAATGATGATGCATCGGCTGTGCGGAGCATCCCCCTTGCTTGATGCAATTGCCTTTAATTCCTTTTCCGTCACTGTGACTGCGTACTTCTCTGCCTTAACTCCTGAGAAGGTCGGGTCAGCAAACTGAAACCCAAACTCCTTATCCCACACCGCAGCAGCCATGTGCCCATAGGTAGCACCAGCGTGCCGACCAACGAATCGTTTGTGCCACGCGCTGATCGCCTGTGGTGGGTAGAACCTTGCAGCCTGAACGTTGATGACAATTGCAGCGCCCTTCTTAAGGCTATTAACAACGTCGTCCCAGTCTCTTGCCCAGCGCCCATTTGCGCCCAACTCTTTAGCGATCTTAATTATTTCTGCCATTGATGTCGCATTATCTGCAACCCCTGGCTTGTCTGGACGACCAGTTGCCTTGACCTTTGCGTCAATTCCCTGCTTTGCCGTGATGTCTTTCGCAAGAACCCACGACGTTGCGCATGCAGCAGACGATGGTCCGCAGTCATCTAGTACCCCGCCCTTCTCAACATGAGGAAGTTGAGATCGGATCTTTAGTTTAGGCATTTGGGACCTCTGGGAACCAAATATCAAATGGATCTGGCTGATCCGTAATGTCGCGTAGGGCTTGTCGGTAATCAGCAAACTCCTGCTTTTTTTCTACGCTTAAGGGAACATCTATAAACTGTGTCCAGTCCGTATCTGCAAGAAGTTCATTTCGGTATCGTCGGATAGTTTCCCATTTATTGCTTGCTCGCTCTTGTAGTTCTTCTGGAGTTGCATCTCGCTCTTCCCATACCTCAACCCATGAATCCCCAACCCATCGCGGGTTCTTTTCTACATAGGTTTTTGTCCAATCTGAACCTTTCGGGCTTGGAAAGACACTATAAACCCCAGCGTCAATTCGTTGCTGAATAGTTGTTGGGCTATCCCCTAAAATAGATAGAAGGTCACTGCTATCAAGTGGATACTTAACAACATCTTGACCAGAAACTAAAACATATTTGTTCATATACCCTCCTAAAATTGTATTGCCATCATACAGTCTCCCTGAGCGTATTGAGTATTAGTTACATACAAAATCTCTGAAAGACCGTTAAAATCTTTTCCGCTAAAAACGTATCCTACAGCATAGGAACTTGAGCCACTTACAGCCTGGGGGTCAAAAATTGTTTTTGCCAGTGGCGAATAAGGATTAGTATTATCCCCAGAAGTTCTCCTAAGTATTGCAAAGTCGGTTGGATAGCCTGGAATTGCACTTGCCTGGCTAAAATCAGTACCATACCCGTGATAGAAAAGGACAAGTGCGCTAGCATTATTTGACAGACCAGAGACCGTTCCATCGCTGACCCCAGACTCTTGCAATGACGCTGTGCCAGCCTGAGTAATACTCCACAGTGCAATGGCGGGGTAAGTTCCCCCAAAACTACCTTCCCCAGTAGAGTCATTTCTTGATGACACAAATTGCTTACTCTCTAACATGTCTGTAGCAGAGGAAGAAGAAAACAGAAACGCAATACTTCCATAATAATCTTCAACTGTCTGCGCTGCAGAACTAATTGACGTTGCCCCAACGGGAACATCTGCAATTATGATATGGTACCCTGTTCCTTCGTCTCCCGCGTTATCTTGATATACATAGTTAAATACAACAGAAGGGCTTGTTGAACTTGAACTTATAGTTGGAGCATCAACAATTACGCTATCTGTAGTCGTGGCAGTTCCGTTTGCGGTACAATAATTAATTGCAATTATCCTGTGTGCCTTTGTTGCGCTTACGCCGTCTGCTTCGGTAAAAGTTACTGGATTACCATCCGATACAAACTTTGTTGCTACGTATTCCCATGGCGCTGGGATCACTGAGGAAGGGAAAACAATATTACGGAGCATGAACGCCCGTCCACGTTGTCCCGCCATCAAATGTAATAAGGCTTACAATACATGGGAATACCGTTGGCGCTAAATTAACAAAGGTTACACTTGCTGGAAAATTTACTCCTATAGAACCCTTAACTGAAATTACTTTTACCGATGAGTTAAGCGTTCCGTACCCAGTTACCGCCTGAGAGGGGACGTTTGTAAACGAAAGTGTTTTCTTTGTAGCAGGAGAAAGAGAAAGGGTAATTGCCCCCCACTCGTCACTTCCAGATCCAGCCCATGAGGCTGGGTCAACTGCCGAAGAAACATTAAACCGATCTGCGCTATATAGAGTTACTTTCCCTGCAGCACTTTCAATGCTTACATAATTATCAAACGTGGTTGGGGCTGACGACGTGATTGCCGCATCGTCGTCAAGGCTTCCAAAAATAACAACAACTGAATTGAGTACTGATGGAGTAATTGACGGATTATTGGGCATTCCAGTAGTTGAACTTGCAATAGAATTGACTGCAACTCCACTTGTCCCTCGGTACGCCCTGGCAATTGCCGAAGACGCTGTATTTACTCCTGAAATCTCTACAGAAACGTCTGGAGTTGCCCCCATAATTTTTTGCCACGCTGCAAAGAAATGGGTACTTGGGTTTCCATTATTAATGGCAGTCCATCCAGTTGACACCATCGTTGGCGCGGCTCCATCGGATGCAACATACAAAACAATGCAGTCTCCTTCTACTATTCCTGCAGGAAGAGTTAGTGTTCCGCCTGTATTATTTGAAAAGTCTGCAGTGCTTGTCCCGACTAGCGAAGGTGTAAGACTGTCGTAGTGGAATAGATCGGCTGCGGACATATTAATTGATGGAGACGCAACGTTTTGAATTGCAGCAGATACAGCAGCCGTAGCCGCAGGCATAAACGCAACATTAGAATCGTTAATAAAAACGCTGCTCCCCTGAATTAGTTTTCCACTTGTAGTGTCAAATCGTGGGAGTGTGTTGTCAAGAGCCGATGATGGTCCAACAACAT